GATATCTCCTCAATGAAGGCATGGGTTGGGTAACTTACTTCCGTGTAAGTTGCATACCCGTTACCAAAATTGAAAGATTCTGTCGATTTAACCACTACAGTGATAGGAGTTTTCAAATCACCTATCAAATTGAATGCCAAAGCCACATTGTTTCTTACTAGATTTGTCAAACTCAATTTAGTTGGCCCTCCACCACATATTACCTCCGCCGGGAATACCAGAGCTTGACAATCGCAAAGGAGACAAGAGACTGGATACCGAAGAGTTAATTTTATTTGGGGAACGAATCTTCGTCAAAGTAATTGAGCCAACTTTTAGAGATTCAACAGTACCAGTTTCTGAAAGAGACTCGACATTATTCAATAGATGTAGACACATCTCAAATACAGCCTGTATAATTCGCTGTGGGGGATCAGTATCATCAAATGTAATCTGATATCCCAATTTAGGATCCCAATAAGAGCCCAATCGAGGGAAAGCTAATGGTTGTGTTTGACTGATGGCTTGGCCCACAAAATCTTCGCCATCAATGGCACCAGTGGCGGAAATCAACGCCTTTTCCTTATTGGGAGTTGATGCACTCGTATATGCATCAGCTCCAAGACGATTGGCGAAATACGCATCCGCTTCGGCCACAGTTACATAGCTATTCTGACCTTTGACCAAAGCCATAATGGTTACTCCTTAGGCGTGGAAAACCGGGAGAATACCGAGAGAGAGAGCCGAGGAGGTCTTACGAGTCCAAGTGCCACGAACATTGCCGATTGTCTGAACAGCGGAAAGCGCCTTGGGCGTGGTGGACTCCACAACATACTGATAGGAATCGTCGCTGGCGAAAGCAGTCTCGAGACCATTCCAGCTGTAACCAGCAGGCGTAAAGATATAGCCCCAACGATACCAAATTTCAGTGGTACCGCCACCCTTATAGGCGCCGGCAGTACGATCAATTTCTACGGGCATAGGAACCGAAAGATTGGCCATACCAAGAGCGCCAGGAAGAACGATAAAGGAAGTCTTAGCACCGGTGATATCCACACCAGCACCGCCATTGATGACGATGAGATCAGAAGCGGAAATGGATTGCGCAGCACGAGTCTGAATGAGACGGAACTTGCCATTGAAGATGGTACTCAGAGACACATTTCCATCCTGCACCCTGTCTTGATCCACGAGATTCGCAGAACGCAAGGAAGCATAAACTTCTGGAGAAGTAATCAGATAAGCGTAGTCGGGCTCGTAATCTTTGAAGCCCATACCAAAAGCACGAAGGAATCCCTCAGCACGGGCAGCACCCTGGGCAGTAGCGGTGGTGTCAACCACAGCTTTAGCGCCAGCCAGGTCTACGTAGAAACCATATTTGTCGTCAGTGGGATCATTACTGAAAGTCTGGCCACCAAGACCGACTTCACCGGAACCAGTGGCGGCACCATTCAAGGCCTCGGAGATGGCAACACCACGAAGAATAGCGAGAATGGCGTTATGCTCATCCTGGCCACGAACCTCACCGAAGTCACGGCCAATCTTCGCAAGACCGTCAGTCTGAGTGACGACTTCGCGCATATTGACCTTTTCGCCACCATACGTGCGAACGCTCTTGACATACTTCAAGTAATCGGCATCATACTGGGAGGTCGTACCGGCAGTAGAATCGGACAACGAAGCAACGTTGATGGCCATAGAGATGGGCTTACGCCACCGAGTTTGGCCAATAAAGGTTTCAGTGGAGGGATCGATATTTGACATCCCACCAACAATCGCCGTACCGGAAAGCTTCTTAGCATTCGTGTAGGCTTCGTCAGTGTAAGCACCGATAGCTTCCTGGAGGATATCGTTGCGGTTGGCGTCAGCGGAGGAAGTTCCAAAATTGAGAATCGACATCGTTCATTTACCTACGAGGGAGTTTACCCTCTAACGCGAGTTTTAACACGTCTTCCTGTGACATATCAAAGATTGATTTGGTTGTCGTTGGAGGTGACGTACCTTTGGTTTGTGTAACACCGGGTCCCGTAGAGACCTTCTGTTCCAACAAAAAGTTGTTTTGTTCCGAAAAAATCTTTACGTAATCCTCGATGGACCCACCGGATTGGTGGACCCACACCCCGTCCTCGTTTTGTACCAATTCCGATACGATAGTTCTGTAGGCCATTCGAGCGGCAGATTCATTCTTGAAAGGCAATGAACTCAATGCATTCTTGACTTCAATGTCCCTTGTGAGTTCGATATTACGCGCCTGCAATGCTTCGATTTTAGCGCGTTCTTGGGCGAGTTGAAGGTCAAAGGCTTCTTTGAATTTTCCTTCTTCATTAAGCCTTAGTAGTTCAGCTTCACGTTCTTTTTGCTCAAAAATGGCCAACTTCTTGAGCGCATCGTCTCGACTGGAATAGGCGTTGTCAAGCTTTCCTTTGATATCCTTTAGCTTGGCAGCTACGGCATCTTGGATACGCTTTTCCAGATCTTCAATGGGAGGCTCCACAACAGGGGGTGTCACGACGGGAGGTGGAGGCTCAGTAACAGGAGGATCAATAGTGGTTTCTTCGGACATTTGTTAACTCTTGGCACTGCCAAAAATGGATGAGATACAATCTCGTGGAGGGTGTTTGCCAACAGGCATGGATTAACCAATTCCGTAAAAAGAAAAATCTTGAAAGAAATCTTCTGGAATTTCTCGTAAGATATCTTCTCTCATCAAAATATCGGTTTCTTTCAAGACTTTTCCATCAATGACGGAGCGTCCCGGAACGGGGATTAGGCCGGTATCAATGGCTTCGTCTAAATATTTGTCATAAAGTTCCTTGGGGAAGCCTCTTGCTTTCATTTCATCGAGAGTAAGCTTTATAACATTTCTCTTCAGGGCATCTGCGTATATACCTCTGAGTGCTCTCTTGGCTTTGAGCATATGACCCGCATTACTGAGAAATGCATCGTGTACGGTACCTGTGCCAATATTCTCTTTCTTACCCCACAAATGGAAGTTTTTTACTATAGTGGCATCACTGCTGTGATTAGCGTTGACACCGAAAGCCGTTCGAGCTTTTGTGGCATCTGCTATATCGTTAATTTTTCCAGACTTATTTATTAATTGTTCCCACCAAGAAGCTTCTGTCTTTTGCGGGACCTGCATGATATTGGTCACCCATTCACCATCTGCATTCTTGTAAACAAGCTTCTCTTCAAATACCTGTGTGAAATGTTGTTCGATTACTTTTCCATCAAAATTGACCGATGGGACTCTTGTCCAAGACTTCGGCAATTTGTTCGCAAAGAGAAATTCGTATTCCATAATCTTCTTGAGACCCAGAGGCTCAACTTTGAAATATTTGAATCCCGTTTTACGAGCTTTTGGAGCCGGTGTTCCAAAAATGATATTGTACAGAGTACCATTAGGATCCCATTGTGTGAAAGCCTTAATTATCTTTTCAGAGACAGGTTCATTGGCTTTGACCCCCATTGCCTGAGCAGCTAATGGCGGTACTTTGTATCCTTTCTGCTCTTTACCAAACAACACTGTTTTCCCGACCGAAGTCCAATCAAACGCACTTTCAGAGGGTTTGGCATTTTTGAGAAAATCCTCGGCCAATCTTCCGTAGAAACGTGTGAAAGTTTTCAATATTGGGACTTGTTCACCCATATACTCGGTCATTATTTTTGCTATATCTTTGAAGTCTTGGGGAGTAACGATTTGATTATACTGCGCAGTCATTCTGCTCACCAAATCTTTCGTTTTTGGATCAAGAAAATATAACTGTTCCATTATATCATCACCCGGATCCAATCCTTTATTGAATATATCTCTAACATCTTCTCTAAGCTCTTTCAATTCTGCTGTTCTAATGGGATCGAATTTCTCGTAACGAGCAATACGCGCTGAGATTTCTCCCAAAACAGCGTCACGATCAGCAGAATTAACGACGAGAACGCCTTCTTGCTTTCCGAGAGCCTTTGCCAGATTCTTCTCCACCTGTAATATTCCAGTTCTTTGGCCAGCACCGTAAAGAGAGCGCAATTATTAAACAAGTTCGTTAGACTTGCCCGGAGGACTTACTCCGCTGCATATTGCTATGCAGATTAGACTATATCTTACGTAGTTGAAACTACGTCCCTGCTTTTCGACCACACTTGTGGCCTACGGACTTCATCAACCGTTCTGGTCGGTATGTCCTAGTCGTTGAACCTGCTGTCCATTCCTGAACAGATTGGCTGCTGATTGCCCACATGGGGTGTTCCAGCAATTAACAGGGTTTATTGATGGCCTCACTTAACCATCACTTGGTACTTGGAAGCAGCTCTAAGATCGCTTTCTCGTAATCCCAAACGTTCGTTCATTTTCTTGAAACGAGGATCATCAAAAGTCATTCTAGCAACTTCGTCATAAATCCTTTTCTTGTAATTCGTTGGAATTACATTCGAAAATTCAGCCAACTGTTTATTTCTAGTGGTTAGTGCAATCACCTGAGCCCCAGAGGCAGACTGTGAAGTGTTAGACGAAAGGCGTTAATTTTCGCCACCGGGTTATGGGCAATCTTTCCAAGTTTTGTATTTAACTATAGAATCTATAGTTCCACTATGGACATTAAATATTCTTCCTATTTCTGCCAAAGATCTTCCTTCTCTATAAAAAGCACTATTTTTCACAACATCTTCCACCTCTAGTTTTCTTTTACCTCTAGAGTTGTTTTTACAACCTGTACTCATTTTTGGAATAATTAAATCAGGAAGTACATGTGTCCACCTTTCCCCCTGTCTTATTTTAGAGACAGCGGATGTAACTGTACCAATAATACCAGAAATTTCACCATCACTCAGTCCATTTAACATTAAATTCTTTATCTTTTTCACAGTCTCCTCATCCAATTTAGCCCCAGGCTTTTTTGAACCAATTGGCATAAGACCATTATCTATCGCATGTTCATGGTTTTCTTTTGACGTGACGTATTCTAAATTTGTAAAATGATTATTTAATTTATTACCATCTTTATGATTTATTTGCAATCCTTCATTTTCTCCTAAAAATACTTTTCCGACTACTCTATGAACTCTATGGTTAGCCTTAACCTTGTTTATATACAATGTAAGTTGTAAGTAACCTCCTTTATTTATTTGCGGTTTGAGAATAGTATCGAATAATTCACTATAAATATCTCCGCGTTCACTGACTAAATAGTGAGATTTAGGTATTGCCCGCCATTCCATTTTGCACCTCATTGTGTACACAATAACCCGTGTCTATGCATTACTGCATAGGTCAGATCATATCTTCATCAAAATTAATTGATGCTCCGCGCTTCGACCACACTTGTGGCCTACAAGCTTCATCAACCGTTCTGGTTGGTATGCTTTGATCGTTGAACCTTCAAACCCATTCCTGAGTAAGCTTGGCTGCTGATTGTCCACGAAGGAGTTCCCAGCAATTCACGGAGTTTATAGATGCCTCTGCTTGAAGCATCTTGTTCCAATGCTAAGCCAGTTTTGTAACCGTCAAGCTTGTTTAAATTGGTCTTCCAATAAACTTTGGACAAATCATCCATACCATCTCTCAAGAAACTATCTATCTTGGCCAACTCCATAGAGAAACGAAGAAACTTCCCGAGGTCTTCCCCTTCTATTGTAGCCACCATTTCTTTCTGAAGAACCTTTCGGATATCATTCGGCTTATTATGAAGCATTGCATAACCAATATCTAACATTTCATTACGATATTTTTCGGCAATCTTCTGCCTGCCTGTTTGAGACATGCTATTGAAACTGCCTTCGAATTCATCCGATAGGCCACCGAGGAATCCGCCTATTTGGTCATTGAGGTTATGATACCCCTGTACTCCGAGAATGGCTTCAGTATCCGTGTTTAAAAATGGTCTACGTTGTGTTCAATGAGATTCGCAAAATCCGCATCGGTGTTTTTTCCGAAACACTCCTGTATGTTACCATACAGTCCAGACTATATCATCACCCACTTGGGGTGTCGCGCACTTCGGACACCATTAGCTTGTGTCCTACGGACTTCATCGGCCGTTCTGGTCGGTATGTCCTAGTCGTTGAACCTGCTATCCATTCCTGAACAGATTGGCTGCTGATTGCCCACATGGGGTGTTCCAGCAATTCACGCGATTCCA